ACGTTCAGTCTGATAACGATTAAAAGCGTTTGTATATTCCTCAGACCCAGCCGCTTGACCAAACCGCGTAGCTGCCTTGAGAGCGCTACCAGATATTAAACCGCCACGCGCCGCTGCTGATCTGTCCAATGCCTTTTGACCTTCAGACAATCTGAACCCATAGCCTGGGTCTGCGGTCATAGCGTTGTAGTCAAATGGCTTGTAGTTTGATGCTAACGGTATTAATTGGTTAAGCGCGCCTTTGCCAGCCTCCAAAAAAGGCATCTGGTCTGCGCGTGTTTGGTTGTATTGTTGATTTGCTAAATCAGCGGCGTATCTTGTTGCGCCAGCTTGCTCTTCACCGCCTTTTTTTGCGGCTTGTGACCCTAAATAGCCACTTACCGCAACAGCACCTGCTACCCATCCTGCCATAATATTCCCCTTAACATGTTAAGTAACATTTGGTTTGCATTTTACGCGCTACAGAAACACAAATGTTATCCAAAGTGTTTTGATTTCCTAAAGAGGCGTTAACCACTTCCTCAACTTCGTTGTCTTCCAAATTAAGCCTATACAGAAACGCACGATAAGCAATTTGAGCTTTTTGTTCTTCTGTTCTGCTATCAGCAAGCCCACATTCTGGCACCACATATAGTCTGTCTTCCAAGACCGCCATATCAATGCAATTGTCTGGATTGTCGTATATATCCACCCAAACTACTTCATCTTCAAAAACACGCCCTGCGCGTTGCATTCCAGCCTTTGCAGGGAATTCACACGGTGCGGTTAGAACCTTAACACCATCATCTGTGTTTACTGCAATTGTGCCTTTTTCTAGGCGAACATGATAGTCAGACTTATGTTCTGCGCCCGTCAATACCGTCCAAGGTGGGATTGTGATCTTTCGCTCATAGCTCCCATCCATGAACACATGCTCGGTCACTATGTCAGCTTGTGGCAGTTTAAGCAATTCTTTTTCTAATACCCGAACCTTGTCCACCATAAACATTTCAGAGGTTAACTCAAAGCTCATTAAGACACCTCCCGACCGCTAACTCGCATATTGATGGCGCTAGATGCGCTTGCAATAGTTGAGATGTAGTCTGCGGTAGTCAAAATCTGACCCACCAATTCTGGGAAGGTGTAGGTCTCAGACGCTGAAAGGCTTTTGTTCTTGTTGATTAGGTTCGGGTTGCTTGGCGTATCTAAAGCAGAAACCAAGTTGACGCTGATAGTAGCGGTAGATGCGCTAGTATTGGTGGCGGTGAACTTGTCAATGATTACAGCCGTAATATTGGTAGGTACGGGGTATTGCTTTGTTTGGCTGTGTTCAACCAATTTTGGGGGAACAAGATTTCTTGCGGTGACGGTCATACAACGCTCCAAGTTGAACCAGAGGACACTGTCACAGTAATACCGCTATTGACGCTAACTGGACCTGCCGACAAACCATTGTTTCCCGTAGCGATAGTATAACTTGTAGCCACAGTGTTTGCATTTATTTGAATACCGTTGCTAGAAATCATAGCAATTGCAGTCAGTTCGCCTGTGCTTGGCTTATATAAGTAATTGGCATTACTAGTAAAAGCCGTTGTAAGACTGCCAGAAGTTGCGTTGGCAAATACTGGATAGACATTGGTAGCTGTGGTGGTGTCATTGGTAATCGTTGCACCGCTACCGCCCCCAGCCGCCCAACTTGCAGTTGTGCCGTTTGAAGTTAGCACATAGCCATTTAAGCCAATTGCTAGGCGTGTAGCGCTGTTTGCACCGTTACCTAGTATTAAGTCACCAGTTAAGGTAATGGGAGACAAAGCATTGAAGGCAGATGCTTGGGTAGTCTGACCCGTACCGCCTTGGGCTATGGTTACGGCAGCATTGGTAGTAAGGATAGTTGTGGTTGCATCAGGTAGCGAGTAAGTCTTTTCTGCTGTCGTAGCGCCCGAAAACTTGGTAAACCCGTTACCCGTACCGCCATAAGTAGACGCAATGATCTGGGTCAGGGCTGCTGAACCATCAAAGTTGTTGCCGTAGATTGCTCTAGGCGTTGTTAGCGTGGCCGCAGAACCTGTCGTGTTTTGGTTAAGCGTAGGAAAGTCAGCCGCTACCGCAATAGACAACGCACCAGTAGTGGTGGTGGATTTCAGAATGCCTGTAGTCAACGCAGAGGTGCCTGCAGAATAGTCCGTTCCAGATGTGGCCGCGGAGATGGCAGTTGCGTTACCTTTGAGTACGCCAGTAATGGTTGTAGACAGGGTTAGCGCAGGCGTTGCGCCACCACTTGATGTGCCAGCAAAACCATTAGCCGAAGCAACAGATACTGCCGTAACAGTTCCAGAACCTTTATTGTTAAAGGTTGTCCAATCAGCCGAGCTTAAAGCGCCCCGATTGGTAGCAGAAGCCGTAGGCACATTTAGCGTAATTACGGGAGTTGTAGTGCTATTAGCAACAGTAGAACTTAAATCAGTTCCAGTTGTTCCTAATGTAAGCGCCGCAACCGATGTAACCGTACCGCCACTTGACGGGCTAGTGTTGTCAATAGTAATGCCACCAGCAGAGTTTGTAACCGAAATGCCAGAACCAGCAGTTAGAGTGGTGCGAGTAAACCCTGTGCCGTTACCAATATCTAGTGCGCCATTTGCGGGGGTGGTAGTTAGCCCAGTTCCACCATTGGCTACAGCCAAGGTGCCTGCTAATGTAATCGTGCCACTTGTGGTGACAGGCCCACCGCTAGTAGTAAGCCCCGTTGTACCGCCAGAGACATCTACAGAGGTAACTGTGCCTGTGCCACTGCTTGCCGTAGCTGGTTGTGGGGGTGGACCAATCTGTAGATCATCTAAAGATGTTTGATTGCCTCCAGAGCCAGCAAGATTAAATATGTTTAAAAAGAACCTATACCATTCCCGTGAAACCAACCCCGTTCTTGAATCAATGATTTCAACACGGTTGGACGGTATGTTGGTGACGTTTTGTTGTGGGCTAGGCATTGGTAGGTGTCACATACAGTTGGGCACCCATAATTGCAACCTTAACAGGATCAGTCCCAGAAATTTCATAGACGCGATCCCGCAACTTCAAGGTCATGCCAAGCCTACGATAGAAAGTTCTTCGATAGTATTCGCCCACCTTACCGACTGAAGACCAACGCTCGTTTGACCAAGTGTGTCCTCCGTCATCTGAGTAGCGCATCATCATCTGTGGGTCATCACCTTGCCCAGTATTAATGCCGACACCTGTCTCACAGTCAATTTGTAAGGTATGTTGGGAAGAGCGTTTGAGGTCATTTGTCCCAGTAGCCAATGCTCTCCAAGAGCGTAACCACTTCTGAATATCGCCATTGTCGGCATACTCTTCTAAGTCAAAAGCATAGATATTGCCGTTTTCAAAGTCACCAACAATGATTTCATCGTTATAGACAACCTGACAATTTGACCTATGTCTAGCAAATTGGTTGTTTTCCCACCCTGCGCGTTCATGCCATGCTTGGGTAGCTACATCGTAGACCCAAGTAGTCTCGGCAGTTGGAAAGATCAAGACATAGAAAGAATGTCCGTCTTGTTGGTATGTGTACGCTACCGCATCCGCAACGGTTGGGTATTGTTGGATTTGCCACTCAATAGCGTGTGTTGATATGCGTAAACCAGAATATCCGTTGGAACGGTAAACAATACCGCGCCCACGGGCATCAGCGCCTAGCCAGAAGATGCCGTTATCTAGTTTGGCTACCGAGTAGGGGGCAGCGCATCCGATCTCGTTAAAAGCACCTTGTATGCGTTGCAAAGGGAAGTCAGGCAGACCAGCGTCATACCAGACCTCAATTGAGTTGCTACCAAATAGCCATGCTTCACGGTGGTCAACAATCAAAGACACCAAAAGGTCTGGGTCACCCTCTGCACTAGCAAAGTCCAAAGGATCAACCGATAGACCGTCTAGCAAAGAAGTTACCCAAACCCGTGAACTGTCTGGTTCATTGAATACAAAATACCCGTCTAAGTACCCAACCGTCACCGCGCCAGGGAAATCTACGTCTGTAATCTGGGCAAGAACCTCGGTGTTTGCGTTGTAGATATAGCCATCAGGATTGCAAGCAATAAAGATTTGTATGCCGTTGTCCGACATGGAGACAGGCCCTGTCCCTGACACGGTGCCAATTAATGTAATTTTGTAGCGTGTGGTTGTGCCAATGACATTGACCCGATAAAAGGAATCGCCAGACACGGCATACATGTATTCGCCAAGTCTACGAAGTCCTCGGATTGGACCAGTGCCGACAGCGACCAAGCGTTTGAGGCCAGGGCAACGGGACAGAAACGCCGCCTCCTTGCCACCCTCTGGGACAATCTCAGGAAACAAGTTCACCATGCGATTGTCCGCAGCGTTGACGCTACGGGCTACATACGAACTGCCCAGAATTGGACTTTTCATGCTTGCACCATTTAATAATTTCCTGCAAAAATATTAAAGCGTTGACGTGTAGCCACAATTGCGTATGGCATAGACATCACATCATCTGGGTTGTTGATGCGCTTCAGATTGCGCTTGGATGTCATTGCAATGCGTTGCACTTGTGGGCTTGGTTCAATACCAAACTCTGGTGCAATTTCCATCGCCAAGTTGTAAGTGAAGGCGCGAAGATAGCCTGGTGGGAACAAGATGTCAGTTTGCAAAGTAGCAGGCTGATCTAGTTCTTCCACGCTAATAAAGTGCCATTCCAAGTCCCGTGTAGGCTTGGGATAGATATACATATCAACATTGGGGTATGCCATGTTGATAAACAACACTTGCGGATATGTAGACGTTACCGTCTTAACAGCAATACCATCGTACTGCTGTTGGTTAATCATTTTTATACCAAAAGACACATTGGTGCTTGCATCTCGGTAGTAAGTAGCGTCATCCAACAAAACAGGACGATTGCCAACAAAGTCACCCGTAGGGCCGAGGGTACGGTTAATAAACCCAGCCGTCCAAGTAAACACTTGATCTTGAGTGCTGAAAACAGCTAATCGCTCTGTATTCCAAGAGTCAATCATCTGGTTTAGCGCCATGAGCGAGTCTTGTGAAACCGATGCCGATGGCGTTTCACCTTCGGCTAATACGCCAAGCAATCGCAATGCTCTATTGATTTGATCGCCAGCCGTGTATGTAGCCATTCTTACGCTCCTTGTTCGACCACCTCTACAGCAGGGCGGCCACGCTTACGCTTAACTTCCAATGCATTTACAACAGGAGCCACCTCTTCAATAGGTGTGTCCAAAGTATACCTTGTCCATCCATTTTTTTCATCTGCATCGGCTTCTAAATCAAAAATTGCAACTTTTGTCCCGTGTTTTGGGTGTTTCATGTAGATGACCATAAATCGCCTCCCGGCTGTTGACGTAAAAAGTTGTGATAGTTGCCCACATAGGGCTGCTCGGTGCTGTGATGCGT